TAAAAATTGATCAGCCATATCGTTAAAGAATGAATCGAAGTTTTCACCTAAAACATCCATCCATCCATCTAAAGCCAAATCTGACTCAACATAGTTCCATATAACGGTTCCATCTTCAGTCTGGTTAACATAGTTATTAACGGCTTTATCAAATGCAACTACGAAGCTTGAATCTCTCATATCATCTCTCCTTATCATACATTTAATATATACCCAAATGAAACAAAGTGCAACTGTTTTTTTCAGTTTAACGTAACTTTTTTTACACTTCTATATCGATATATTGACCTTGTGTCTCTCCAGGACTGATAGTTGTACCATCTTTATCATATCTAATAGCTGCTTGATCTCTCAATTGTTGTATCTCTTTAGCGCGCTCTTCAACCCGTCTAGTTTGATCTAACTTTAAATCTGTGCGAGTTGCAGCTTCAACTACTCTGATACGTTCTTTCTCTTGCGGCGGTTTAATATGCTCACTGTTAGGGTATACATTAGGGTGACCATACTGCTGGGCTTGTAATGCTTGAGACATTTCTACTTTCATAAGAGCTCCTATTTACTCTTATTTATAACCTCAACCATGCTCAAAGCGAGCCCAAGAGTCTTGACGTCGACTTCGGTAATCCCTTTCCAATCGTTGTCTAGAATTCGTTTCGCTACTTCTGCCACTGTCACGTTTAGTCCATCCTGTTAAATTATCAGTTGTTACATCATCGCAAGGATCATCGCTGTCTTGCATTTCTACCTCTTAAATCTTGAACTACATATTGTACTCTAGAAGGATACTCACCTAAGAATGTACCCGCAGTTAAATCATCTTTACTTATATGATGCTTGTGCATATGTTCAATATTATCCCACTCACTAAGCATTTTTTTTGCCATTCTATCAAAACAGCTATCTGATAGAAGAGGGCGATCTTCCACATAATAAGCATATGCAGCCATAAGATACCAAGGTACTGACATATTAATATTATCGTCTATAAGATCACTACAATGCTTATCAAAGTTTTCATCTTCAGGTTCGGCCATTGAAAGCCTCCGTTAGTTGTTTCTCTTTACCATGCGCTTCGATCTCATGTGGGCGCTCATCATATGGTAGGTTATTGATCATAACCATTCCCCGAAGGTATTGACTGACGTGAACTAACTCGTGTAGTACAGTAGTTATTAAATTGTCGGGGGTTAAAGATTTGTCGAGACGAATAGTAAATTCGTTATCGTCTTCGTACATGCAGTCGCCACATACTCCTTGTTTGCGCATCGCACTAATATTTATATAAACGTCATCCTCATGTGGGAATAATTCTGACTGCCCAAACGCTATCAGCTTGCAGATTAAATCTTGCTTACTCTTAGCAAATCTTGATTCGAATTCAACTATCATACTATAGTTATAGTCTCAAAAGAATCAAAGTGCAACTGTTATTTTGTGATTACCTCAACATTTTTTCCAAGATCAATCTTAGCATTGTTATGTTCATGATACAATACAAATTGAGTATTAGGAAACTCATTAAAGAGGTTTCGCCATACAGGGCGCCAGTTGTTAGCTAGTCTATTGTTATTAGATAGACTTCTATCGCTATTTAAATATAAGTCAGTACAGCTTCTAATATTGAAATCAAATATAGAATCAAAACCGTACATATGTATTTCTTCAGCTTTTAATTCATTAGCGCTATAATGCGCTGCCATATGCCCGCAGTTAAAGTCAGTATAGTTAGCAACATACTTAGGTAGTGTAAGATAAAAACCCTTTATGTTCTGAGCTACTTTCATATAAAATTCTGGTCTTTGTTCCATCCAGATCTTAGGTCTATGCCCCAATGTCCATTCGCCTGGAATAACCACACTACCTTCTGTCATAGCTTTCATCATCTTAAAGTCCACAAGACAGGTTGTATATACATTAGCTACTTCAAATGGTGGTATATTACAAGTTACTTTAATACCTTTAGAAGGTTTATACATTGTTGCATTATCACCATTACCTATTAGATGAACGGTTCTACTCATTGATCTGCTTCCTTATTTCCTCTTTACCTTTTCTACCAGTCCAGTGCATAATCTTTATATCTGGTGGTTCTGTTCCGTCGAGTAAATCTATCCTGAGAGTATTCCACTTTTTTGGAATAGTGTTAATATGTATCTGCCTATTAAGCCCGGTTCTAACCAAAGAGTGTAATATGTCTTGATCTCCGAACATAGGATCTGTATTTTCTGTAATCATAGTTGTTTCAAGATACCAATGATTAAGTATAACAGGTTTCCGTTGAAAAGCTACTACTCCGCTATTATGCCAAGTCTCTCCTCGTCTTTTAGACCAAGGCTGATCTTCAATCATAGTTAATTTATTAGGAACAATAAGATCAAATATACCAGTTATATCAGATCGTACTTCACAGTCTGTGTCAAGCCAACATACTTTATCAGCCATCTCACTCGCTTCTACCATTGCATCAGGTTTACAGAACCACCCATTACCCATCTTATCAAAATCAAATACATGTAATTCTGCATTAGGGTTGTGTCTGTAGAAGTTGTCTTTAAACCAAGGCAACATCCAGCGCGTATTCTTATCACATCCAGTAATAAATAATTTAGATAATTTGGTAACTGCCATTATAATTATGCTTTGCCAAGCATCCCTCTGTTTTTTGAATTGTTGTGAAAGTATCTCTTGCTTCTACCGGCCATGGATAATATTCCTGTAACCATTCTAATACATCTAGATTTAAAAAAACATCTGTAGGTCTCGCATAGAGCCTAGCTTGGGTAATCAATAAAGAAGCTCCAGCAGGATTAACTCTGTATGCATGAGCACCTGGGAAGTATCTTTTAGATGTTAGAGCGTTTAATCCTAGACGTTCAGGTATATTAAATTTACCATAAGATGGCTTTCCTAGATTAATACATCCTCCAAAGTGCATGTCTGGAATAGTATCTACTACTACTGCATCATGCTCAAAGATGGTTACCTTCTGTCTAATCTCTGTACAATGTTTCCATAAAGACCAATGAGAGTGAAAAGCAGCCATACAATTTTCTAACCGAGAATACTTTTCTTTAAAGCCTTCAGGTTTAATTCCTGCGTCTAAAAGAAATGCTGACAATAACTCGTTAGGAGTAGTTGCTTCCCACTTCTCTATTTCTAATCCATGTCTTGCTCCTGATTCAATACATCTTTCAGCCGCAGCTACTGACTTAGGGGTCTGAGACATGGTTATAACATAATGTTTCATAGTGTAGTTGTACTCCTAGTATTTTGTACTATAGTATAAAACTTACGGGTAACATACAAATTAGGAACTAATTGCTTACACATTATCGCATCATTAGGCCACAATCCGTATTCCTTTACAAGGTTTAACATATGTATAGCACCTTGTGGTTTAATTATATATGCTGAATTACCAGCTAAGCCTTGAGGTATAGTAACATCATCAATTGTAGGTGCACGTTGAAACATGTCTTGGTTCTTAATTATTTGATGATAATATTCATTTGATTTTCTTGTGCACCCTAGAGGATTATTAATACCAATAATATCACCTTTAGTCTTTTTTAAATCCAGCTTAGTTATAAAGCATGCATCATGTTCTAGAACAAGTATAGGTTCTTGCAGCATAGAGGCTTTCATCCAAAGAGTATAGTGAGATAATGCCGCTGCTATTCTAGCTTTAGGACGAGCTGTTATGTATGCTGATTTAATTAGCCCAGTAGCAAAGTCAGACACTTTACCTTCCCAGGGGTAGTTCCATTTTATATTGTATGTCTTTAAAAGCTTGTCTACATCGGTAGGTACTACAGCATCAAATCTTTTTATCTCAAAATTGTTCTTAACTTTAAACGAACTTTCTTGTAACTTACTAAAAGCAAATTCTGATAGTTCCATGCCTTTGATGACTATTGCATAAGCTTTCATTATGATTTCTTTATAATTATGTACCCAACATTAAAATTAGATTGTTCTATAATATTCCATTCGAGATTTTCTAATACACCAGTAAAGTCTAACACAGCTTCTCGTAGATCATTATTAGCTGCAGTATCATGTACTATGATATAATTTTTTACCCACTTACTATGAAGATAAAGTTCTTGTACTAAATGCTCATATGTATGACACGAATCAATAAGCAATACATCACACTTACCTCTAGCTGCTCTTGATCTTGAATCTGCTTGAATAACATTTAGATTAATATTTTTAGCTTTACAGTATTTTTCAAATAGAGGAAGATTAGGAGCAATTCTAGAATGATCTATATCAACTAAAGTAACATCTGTAGCTCCTCCTAATATAGCTGCAGCTGCAGTAGCTCCTTGATGAGTACCTAACTCTTTATATACAGATCCATCTTTAAGACATTTTACTATAGCGTCATGATGAGATGTATAATGTACTCCATGAGACTCTATGTGTTGCTGTTGAATAGATTTATAAAATTTTTGTAGAGTAGATATACTCTTATCAAATTCTGCATTAATCATTATGATCTCCAGAAGTTTTTAGTAGGACCTGAATCAAAATCATATCCAAACGTTTCAATATCTTTTGCATACCAGTCAGCTACTATTTGAATAGTTTTATCAGTATACAAGTCTTTGTAGGTGCCTGGGTTTAATGCTGTAACATTTCTAGCTTCTGTCATTTTAGGAATGTTAAAGTATGAACACAGGTCTTCATTTAAGTTTTCGAATCTGATAATATCAGGTTTAATATTACCTTCTTGATCTGTAACATAATCATATGCAGGATACCACCCTCTAATAGCTCGATGCCACATATAATTTACATTACCCCATTCAAACCTTTCTTCCAAGAATTGTTCAAAAGAGTCAATTTTATGTTTGTTTGCTGGCTCTTTTTTCTCTACTTCAATAACTTTTTTAGCAAAGAAGTATCTTGATACAACTCTGTCAAAAGGATTACGAATAACAGCAAACGAACCATGAGGATTAACTATATTAGGATTAAGGTCTCTCCATCGAGCATGTTCAAACCCATGATGATCTCCAATGGAATCCATATGAGCTTTAACCTCTGTTGTGTAAATAGGAGATTTGTGTACTTGAGGGCCTGCCCAAATAATTTTATCTCGTAGAACATCACTCCTACGGATTGTCATACCAGCGTTCTTAGGTATATGAATAAAGACTTTACGAAGAAACATACTTCATTAACTCCTCTACATTCTCGCCGCGGTTAGGAAGTTTGTCTTTTAAGAAGAAATGAATAAAGTTACAATCTTTAATCTTATTCATTTCAATACCTGTAAATAATCCATTCCACTTCCAATGAAGATTATTTACTCTCATATTTTCTTCTTTAACCCAGACGTTAAGAAGAGTTTGATCTGTCGACCACTTCCATGCACCCATACCATCAATGAATGGTTTGAATTTAGGACGTCGAAGAAACTGTTGAGGGGTTTCGCCATTGAGGTATCTTTCAATCGATTTATTAATAACCATCATACCCATATTATAGAAGTTAGCTCCTGCTGGATGTTTCCAGTTAAACAACTGATTAAGTCCAGGATGAGCATACTGCATACGAGTATAGTTAGCCAGCTTCTGTGTATAAGCTGGAGTAATAGGCATTGTGCGTTCTATAACTCCAGCAAAATCAACAGCAGTGCCAACAGTGGTAAAAAGGCAATCTTCGCAATCAGGCCGTACGTAAATATCAGCGTCAATAATAGCAATTTGATCATACGACTTGAGGTAGGAGAAAGCATTTTCTTTCTCATAGATCGGAAGGAATCCACCATATTTTTCATACGACTCTTTGCTCCTGTTGGTTTGAAATGGATCAGGTTTAATCATAAGAATAGGAGTTCGCTGAACAATATGATCAGCTCCTATTCTCTTAGCATATTCAGCTACAGACTTTGTACAGTGGTCGTAGAGCTTACTCTTCTTTCCTGTGTATACCTGATAGATTAGTCTTTTCATTTTCATAACTCGTTATAATATGTTTAGCAATGGATACTGCTTCATCAAAGTTTTTACGGAACCTATTATTTTTAGCTCCCTGGTTTACGAAATAGTATAAACTATCTATATCGCTATTATAGTTAGGTAAATCAAACGACTTTCGAAAAGATACTATCTTTTCATATTGATAGCGTAAACTTAAAATCTCAAATAGACTATTATCCATTGAGGGATTGAGGTTTATCATCCAGGGGTCCTTCATACTCATCATACATAACTTCGTTCAGACTAAATCCTGGAAGCCTTGTTTCGTTATTTAAAGTCTTAATTCGCTGATCTTTTTCTAGCGAATTTTTTTTGTTACGGTCTTTCTTTTTATTACGGGGATCGTAGCGCCCAAACTTAGCCATTAGAAACCTCCTTGGCCATACTCTCTAGTGTTTTCAATATAAGACATAAGTTCATTATAACCACCAATAAACTTATCGTGATGCCAGATTACTGGCACTGTTTTGATAGTTAAATTTTCCTTCAAAGCTCTAGCTTTAAGCTTATCAAAGTAAACCTGACCATCAAATCTATCATCAATAGAGTAATATTTAAATTGAATACCATACTGATGACAAATCTCTTTAGCTTTGTCACAGAATTCACACATTTCTTTTCCGTAAATTAGCATCATGATTCCATTCCTAACATTTCTTTTGTCATTATATAGTCTCTAACAAAATCTGACCGCACAATATCTTCCCAACCAAAGTTAATAATTTCGAATTTCTTTAGCTGTTCTACAATTGTTAAAAACTTAATTATACCATCTTTCTCATCTTTAAACTTAAAGTCTGATTGCAGATAGTCTCCTGCGAATATAATTCTCGAGCCCTTACCTACTCTAGTAATAACAGAATCTAACTCGTGAAAAGAAAGGTTCTGCATTTCATCTACTAATATTATAGCATTATCTAATGTAAGTCCACGTATAAAGGATGTAGACTCAAATTGTATCTTTTTAGAGGATACCGCTCTACCCCATGATGTAGTATCTCCAAATAACTCATTAGCTATAGCTTTATATGGTGAAGTAAATACATCTTCTTTTTCTTCTTTAGTCCCTGGTAGAAAGCCTAACTCTCTAGTAGGTACCATTGATCTAATAATAACTAATCTATTTTGTTCAGTATCTGCATCTAATACTTGCTCGAGCCCAAGATACATTCCCATGAATGTCTTTCCGGTTCCAGCAGATCCAGTAAGAACAAGATTGTAATCGTCCTCCCAAGCATCATATGTAAGTTCCTGATTTTTAGTAATAGGGTGATACTCTAGCAGATCGTCAAGTCTAACCTGTAAAGAGTTATGTGAAGTTTTATGTCGTTTAGGCATTACTGTTATTATATATTAATTGTATTATCTTTGCCAGAGCCTTTTTTAATCTCTCTCAATTTATCTTTCCATCCATCAGAAGTTAGACGAGCAGTACCTCCAATCCCTGAAACAATTTTAGCGGTGGTAAGTTTTTGAGTATGATTACCCTTAGATAATAGATCATCTCGTTCAGCAAAAGATAGAACCATGTCCTGCTCTTCGCCGGTTTCTTTATTAATCATCGTATAAGTTGGCATTTTATTTCCTAATGGTTGTGGTCAGCCGAAGCTGACCACTGTTACACCCTCCGTATGTTAGATATGAACAGCAATTCTTGATTCTAAAAACTCTAACTTCTTAGATAACTTCGTCACAAGAGCATCTTTACCCTTAGCTGTGAGTTCCGTTATATATTCGCGAAGTTCCTCTGAGTCCTGTTGAAGTACAGAAAGCTGAAAATCAGTCATACACATCTCCTTATGTTTTCAGTTTGAAGGTTAATTTATAAGTCCTGGAAAGGCCTCCTCTACTAATTTCTTAGTTACGCCTTTTGCCAGCTGCTTTTTTGCCACCATCTTTAATAGAAGTTCGGCATCGTCGGGGTGGACATTTTCTATCATACGGATGAATATTCTCTCTCGTTTGAAGGCCGGAAGGTTGTCGCCTGGGCCACCCTTTACTAAATCGTTAAAATTTCGAGTTTGTTTTAGTAGATTAGAAGGAATGCTGCCTTCCTCTGAGGCTTCAAAAGGAGGTCTACCCTCAGGGAGGTTCCACTCTACATTAGAATGATATGTACCTACAAGTACATCTTTCAACGCCTGTGATTCGTTTTCTTTAAGAAGAGTTATCTTTTCTTCCTTCGTTTTAGCTTTTGATACTATATCAATAACCTCATGTACACGTTTAGTTACATAGTGTGCCATTATATAAAATCCTTTACATCTTCTAATAATCTACGACAACGTTTCTCTACAAGATATGGAAACACTTTACTTTTATTATCCCACTTGTCTTGGTTCTCATAATTATATATAATTTTCTCTCTTAGAGGTTCTGGTGTTTCGGTTAAGTCTATTAACTTTTTATTACGTAGATAGTTACGATAAACTTCTTCTCCTAGAGCTTTAGGATCGTTTATTAGTTCGTCAATCTTCTTCTGTCTTAAAGGAGTCTGGCGATCACCATCTACAAATACATTGTCTCCTGATAGCACATTAGGTACACCATCTGCAGTGTCTCCTTTGAGTATAAGCTCCATAAGCTGTTTACGTGGAGTAGCTTCTTTGATATACTTTCTTGTTATAGGAGAGTACTGATGTATATTCTTATACTTCTGTAGTTGAGCAAAGTCTTTATCACCAGAGATAATCATAACATCTTCACCCTTACCAAACTCTTGAGTGTCTTCGCAAAGAACACCGATAATATCATCAGCTTCTACTTCATCTACTTCTACCATTTTATATGGAAAGTTCTCTTTGATCTCTTCTTTGACCATATTCATAATACGAAAGACTTCATTCCAATCCATACTAGATTGTTTACGAGCATCTTTACGCTTATATTTGTATTGAGGGTAAACCTCCTTGCGCCAGTTCTTAGAACCGTCAATACATAGAACTAACTCACCAAACTTCTCTCGGTGTTTAGCTCTATGCATTCTAAGACTGTTAAGGATCATATGACGAATTAAATCTTCTTCAATATCCAATTTTTGAGTTACTACATTACTAATAGCAATAGCGCTATAATCAACAAGGATCATATATCCTACCTCCACATCATCTATATGTATTATATAGTAATCGCTTAGATGTGCAACTACTTTTTCATCTTTTCAACAGCTTTATCATAATCTTCTTGAGAGACAATACCTTCAGCTAATAGGCGAGTGCGGTTTCTCATATGCTGAGCCTGTGTCTCCTCTTTGCTGCCGCCGAAATAAGGTACACAATGACCTTCCAGTTCCATTATCTCTGTAACACGTTTCATTTCTCCGCTGTAATCAACTTTGAAGTCTCCAAGGATTCGGCCGAACTTGCCCTTCATATCCTCACCATGTTTGTTTTCTGTTGTAATCAGTTTACCGCCATGCTTCATAAGTTCTTTAAGTCTAGCTTTAGCAGCTTCTCCGAATAAGTCTTCTACCTTATCTCTAGTGCGGCTCTCTGGAGTATCGATGCCCATGATACGTACACGCTCATCTTTTAAACATATTCCAAACCCTAGATCAATATCTACATCTACTGTATCTCCATCTACGACTTTAATTACAGTTACGTCATACTCGTTTGTATTCATTTTTTATGCTCTTCTCTAAATGTTTACTATGAATCTTACATCCTATAAATTCATTGTAAAAATCGTCGCGAAGCAACACGTCATTCTCGAATTGATATTTAGCTTCGAAGTAGGAACATTCTCCTTTAGTCTTACATAGTCTTAAAATCTCACGTTTGAAGTTATCAGAGCCCTTCAATTCCAATAGCTGCTGCACTTCTTTAGAACTTCCATAGTATATACGCCAATCGGACTCTACACGAGTTTTCACACGTCTCTTGCGCTTCTTTGTAACAGGTAACGTTTTTGGTTTCCAGAAAAACTTCTTTCCAATATATTTCTTGTCAGTATCAAGCTCAGTTATAAGATAAACAAACCCCTGATACTCTTCTGGAGTTTCGTTGTACTCATTACCATTATATGTCCACATAAAAAAAATCCCACCTTTCGATGGGATTATTTATCACTCTTCTTCTAGCTGTTCAAATTGCATAGGAGAGCCACACATTGGACAGTACTGAGGCACTTCTTCGTTATCTATTACCATTACCTGGGATTCTGTATCACAGGCGATACATTCAGTCCAATATTCTTCTTCCATTTGATCTCCTAAAACGTTATTTCGCAAGCTCCTCCAACGCACGCTGCTGAACCAATCGTGTCTACATCTGTAAACTTTTTAATCTCTAACTGAGATACAAAGTCAATTGGTGATAGGTTCTGTTGTGCCTTAGTCCATTTATGTAGCAAGAAAACATCTTTGAGACAATACTCTGCTTCTTTTAAGTCATTCATGAAATAGTTATCTGCGAACTTCTTGAAACGACGAATCCATTCAGCATTAAGATCAGATACTTCTCCACGATACTCAGCAGGTGTTTGAGCTTGCATAGTAGCATCCCACAGATCACGGAAACCAGACTTACGAGTATCTACAATCAATCCAGATGCAAATAAAGCAGCTTTACCATAACGATTAACGATTTGATCTTCTGTAAGTACTTCTGTCATTGGAGCTTGGTTAAAGTCTTTATCACCCATACCAGCTAAGAAAGAGATACCAGCAAATGAATGTCTGTTATTGTATACGTAATCTTCTACTTGAGTCCACTGATGAGGTTGTACTGTAACTGTATTAGAAACGTTATGCCTAATACGAAGATCAGC